TCTTCCATAAAGGAGAGCAGGTTATTGATTGACGATTGTAAATCAATAGGGTGATTCCTCAATGATTTCAAAGACTTTATTGGTCTATTGAAATTATTGGTCTTCAGACGAAAACAGGGTCTGAATTTACCACTCCCCCGATATAGGCCAATTTTATACGTAGTTTTACGTAATGATTTGGAGGGGGTCGGGCCGGAAACGTAATTTTTTATTTTTGCCAATATCACCAATAGGATCAATAAGCTCTTGATCCTGTTAAGGATTCTCGTATTGGTTGACAATTGTAAATCAATAACTCGTCTCCTTTATAGCAACTTTTCAATAGGTCCATGGGCCGTGGACCAAGAACCACCCCCAAAGCCTGGCTCATTTTGGGTCAATAGCAGTATTTCCGTGCAACATTTCTATTTTTACCGTGTTGACACTGTCATAATCCCGTGCCACGATACGCATGTCGTTGGGGGAACGCCCCTTCATCACGAAAGGACCGACACATGGCATCACGTTACGCTCTGTATGTGCGCCGCAAGAACATTGCGGAACAGACCTTCTCCTTCGCCTTGAGCTGCCCCACCCTTGAGATGGCGCTCGAGAAGAAGAAGGAGAACGACCGCAACCTTTCGAACACGGAGACGATCATCATCGAAAGCATGAACCCGAACCACCGGATCGATCCCTACCACATCCATTTCGCCAACAAAGGCGCTGCCTAATCAACCGGGGGCCATGCGCCCCCGACCCTCCCGCCCTCTGATCAATGAAAGGATCACACCATGGGCCTCGACGTTTTTCTCTCAGGTCGCCTTGTTTACGCGAAGGAAGATCCCAGCCGGAATATCGATGGGCATACCGTCGAAGAGGTCCGGGTGAAGCTTGGTTATTGGCGCAAGGACTGGACCCTGCACCGCGCGATGTGCGCCATCCTCGAAGACGAGTGCCACGACGAGATGTCTGTCTCCGCCCGCGACCTCCGCCGCCTGTTGGGCATGATTCAATCGCAGGAGCTGAAGGACGAGGACGGATCGGTCTACACGGGCGAGGGCTGCGCCGACTACGGCGAACGCGACACGCTCGACGTTCTGGCTGATGCCATCGAATGGATTGAGAAGACCACCAACGACGAGTGGCGCGATGCCACCTACCGGGGGAGCTGGTGATGCCCCAAAAATATCCCGGCCGCACCCGCGAAGCGATGATGGCCCTCGACCTGTTCATGGCGAAGACAGGACAGGAACGCGAGAACGTGGAGCAAGGGCTGGAGGACCTGATCACGGACCTCCTGCACCTGTCCGTCCAGCTTCAGATGAACACTCTTGATTCCCTGCAACGCGCGACCCTCGTCTTCTGCGACGAGGCGTCCGAGAAGGAGAAGATCCAATGACCGCCATCCTCTGTTTCGTTTTTGATACGGGCTACTGCCTGATGGACGCGAACGGCTATTTGGTTTGCGCCAACTGGTTTGACACTGAAGAAGCCGCCGTCGAGTACGCCCAAAAGCAGGGCTGGGAAATCACCTATCACGAAGGGGAGTGCTACTAATGACTGAGTTCAACATCACCGCTGCCCGCACCGTCACGCTCACATTCATCGACCAGTTCTTCATTGATGCCGACACCGCGGAAATGGCCGAGGAATCGTTCTGGGCGTGGATCAAGGACCGCCCTGATCAGGTCGTGTTCGATGAGAATGTGATCGCCGAGGAAATCCGCACCGCCATCTACAAGACCGCCCCGTCTGTCGAAGACATCGAAATCCTAACCGTTGAGGAAGCTTGATATGACCGAGATCGAAACACGCTGGACGAAGGTCGCCACTGATGCCTTGGTGGGCCGCAAGATCGTCAAGGTCGAGTATATGTCGAAGGAGAATTGCGCGGAGCTGGACTGGTATGAATCCGGTCTGATCCTCGTCCTCGACAACAACACGTTCGTGGTCGTCCAATGCGACGACGAGGGCAATGGTCCGGGGTCATTGGTCGTCCAATCGATGACCTCTGACATCACTCTCCCAACCATCTCAGCGGAGCATGTGTCGTGAAGATAACCCTGCAAGACGGTGTGTACGCCGCCGCCTATTCGGACGACAACGGCATCTGTGTTCGCCTGTTCAAGACCGAGGAGGGGGCGCTCAAGTGGAAGCAAGAGCTGGCCCTCCAATACTGGGATTGCCACTTCACCGAGCCGATGCCTGTCAACAAAACGCACCGGGAGATCGCCGACCATTATTTCGAATGGGCCACTGAGTATTTTTCTATCGACCTGATCAAGGAGATCAACCCGTGACCCTCGAACCCACCAACGAAGACCGCGCTGATTGGGCGGAGATGTCGATCACCCTTTTCCAAACCCATACGGGCGTTGACCGGGACGATGCAGCCTCCGACCTGATCGCCAACATCTGCCATTGGATGCGCCGTGAAGGCATGGACCCACAAGCGGAGATCGAACGTGCGCTGATGCACTTCGCCGCAGAGGAAGAGGAGGTCGAAGAATGACCGATCTGAAACCCGGCGACCGCGTCTGCTTCTCGCGGGCCTTCCTCCGCAACACCGGACAGTTCACGGGCCGCACTCCGTTTGCTGTCGGATCCGTCGAGGCCTTGGAAGATTTGGGCCATGATCTGGTGATCGCATTCATCCGCTGGGATGACGGGGTCGAAGGCCGCGTGAACGTCCACAACCTGATCCGTGCAGATCGCAAACATCTGGAGCCTGTGTGATGGTGACCCGCCTGTCCCTATTCGTCCGCAATTGGCTGGGCACGACCCCGTTCGAAACCGACAGGGTCATGACGATCCTGTCGGAGCTAGCCGTGGACCGTGGTCTGGACCTTGATGAGGCCACGCCCGCTCAAGTCCGATCCTTGGCCGACGAGGCCTTCGAAATCTACGACAGCAACCCTGAGTATCAGGGCTTCGCGTACAAGCTGGAGGGCTGAAGATGGCCGTCTACTACAACGAGTTCGATCCGTATGCGGCGCAATGGCTCCGCAATCTAATCGGTCGAGGCTTGCTGCCCGCCGGAGAAGTTGATGAAAGGTCCATTGTCGATGTCAAAGCAGACGATCTTAAAGGATTCACACAGTGCCACTTCTTCGCTGGCATTGGAGGGTGGAGCTACGCCCTCCGCCTCGCGGGATGGGCAGATGATCGACCCCTCTGGACAGGGTCGCCACCATGCCAGCCCTTCAGCCCTTCTGGAAGACAGAGAGGGGTCGAGGACGAAAGGCATCTCTGGCCCACCTTCTTCGACCTCATCCGAACCTGTCGGCCCCCTGTCGTCATGGGAGAACAAGTTGCGGCAGCGGTTGGAAAGGATTGGCTCGACGGAGTGTGTTCTGACCTGGAAAAAATCGACTACTCCTGCGGGGCGGTCGTTGTTCCGGCTTGTGCCGTCGATGCGCCGCACAGAAGAGATCGATTGTGGTTTGTGGCCGACACCAATGGCTCACGAGGCGAGGCTTGGTTATCAGCGCAGGATGGGGGACTCGAAAGGATCTCAGAAGTCGCTGACAACGGAAGCCATCGACGCGCTGGGCCTTGGGGAGAATGTCACTGGCTCACGAGTCCAACCGGAAAGACCCGGAGGGTTAAACCCAGCCTTCCCCTGTTGGCTGATGGGCTATCCCCAAGAGTGGGAAGACTCCGCGCCTATGGAAATGCAATCGTCCCGCAACTCGCGGCGCAAGTGATCGCCGCATACATGGAGAAAGACCAATGACAACCGCAGAAATCAAAGACGCACTCGTCCTCGCCGTTCTGGCATTCACCCTGTGGCGCGTGGTCCGTTTAGAGATGACCTTCGCGAAGTCTATCACTGAGCTTGAGCACCAGATCGATCTGCTTCGCGTGTACAAGGAAGACAAGAAATGACGGACGAGAAGACCATGCGCGAAGAAATCATCGCGCACCTATCCAAACGCTACGAGAAGATGCCGGACTGCCCGGACAAGGATCGCATCCTGCATCTGATCCGCATCAACGTCCGATCCATTCCGTATTCGGACCTCATGATCCGTTGGTTTGAAACTGTCGGGAGCAAGTGATGGACCGCGAGAAGCATGCCTTCTTCACCGCCGTGCAGCGCATGGAGAAGGAATCAAAAGAGCGTCGTAAGAAAGACATCGAATCACACAAGCGGCACATGCTGGCGAGTATGTCGGGAGGCTTTGGTCGCAACCAGAAGACACGACCGAAGACGATCACGCTGCCGAAGCTGTCGATCTTGGAGGACAAGTGATGACTGACATTGTTGAACGGCTGCGTAGTCCGGCAAATGTGTTTTACGAATATGCTGCCGACAATGGCGCGTTTTTGCGGGAAGCCGCCGACGAAATAGAGCGGCTGCGTGAGGCGCTTAATGAAATAGCAGCATGGCATGAAGGCCCTATTGGCCCACATATGGATGAACCGGCGGCAGCATCAACCGCTAGATTGGCGCTAAATAAGGGTGAAAGTCATGACTAAAGAAGAAGCATATAAGATAATGGAACTTATACATGCTGCGATACAAGCATATGACGCCCGCAATTCAAGTGATGGTGGTCTATCGGAAGCAAATCGTCTTCATGATATTTTTATCCAACTTCTTGCAATGATTGATAAGTCTGCGCTTGGGGAGAAAGAGTGATGAGCTGCCTCTCAATCATAGCCGCAGGAATGATATGCGGTAGTCCATTGGCCGTGGACGGTGACACGTTGCGCTTCGCCCCCAATCAATACGTCCGCCTATGGGGTGTCGATGCCGAGGAGCTGAGCGAACGCAATGGTCCGAGGGCCAAGGTCGGTCTCCAAGAAATTATCCGCGGGAGGTTCGTGAAATGCAGCGTCGTATCCATCGACAAGTATGGCCGGCACGTCGGCCGATGCTATGTCGATTCTATGGAGATCAATAAAAGCGTTGTGGCACAAGGGTTTGCGCTCGATTGCCGGCGCTACTCGGGCGGGGCTTTCGCATCTGTCGAACCTGTCGGGATCAGAAAGACCCTCGCACAAAAGCCGTACTGCAAGACTTGACAATCGTCAACGAAGGTGGGACGATCCACCGTCAACCGATCACAGAAAGGATCGCATCATGTATTCCCGTGTTTCTGAACGTGCGTTCGACGCCCTGCTCACGAAGTTCTTCGAGACCCTCGACGAGAAAGCTGCGTCCTCTGGTTTCAGTGGGCCGATGATAGACGACTACAGATCAGGCTACCTTATTTCGTTCTTCTCAATGGAGCTGGCCGCGCTCGACGAAGAGGCACAGTTCCACGTGTATCACGTGATCTCTGATCGCATCGTCAGGCTGCGGAAAGATATCCGCGCGAAAGATCTTGAGCTGACAGCGAGGGAGGTACGGATCGCATGAATAAGATCCAGATCGCATTCGACATCGTCTTTGCGATTGTCGTGATCATCTTCATCCACTTCCTCGTCGTCTTGTTTGCACCCGGACCAACCGTCGCAGAGATGAAAGCGTTTCTGGATTGGTTCACCAACTAAGGAGAAAGACCATGCGTAATTTAGATGCCATCATCAACCAGCTATCCGCCGAACAGCAACGCTGCTCGCATCTTCTGCTCGAAGACATCAACAACGTGAAGAAAGCTTGCACCCTGTTCTTCGATAAGCAACAACGCGAAGCCGACGCCTTCATGGCATTGGTCGCATCTTATTTCGAAGACATCTCAGTCAAAGTGCAGAACGGTTATCCGCGTGAGCAGAAGCCGGCCGATGAAACCGATCCGCTGCCGGCCATTGTTACGGGCCGCAAGCTGACGGACGAAGAGCGTGAAGAAATTCTCAAGCAAGTGGGAGATGCAGCGTGACGGAAGATCCGATCAAATTGCGCGAGGCCTTGTACGCAGCCGAGCCGTTCCTGTCCTACCTGCTCAACGAGCAGACGGTGGAGCGGAACACCAAGCCTCTTGAGAAGGCCTTGTCCATGGTCCGTGGAGCGTTGGACATGCCCCCTCCCCCGAAGGCCAAGAGACGGGTCGAGGTGGAGGAAGGTCCGATGGCTGGGCACATCGAACTCGTCAGTCTAATTGAGCACGAGAACGGGTCCTGCACCGCAAGCTTCGATATCACGGACGATGCCGTTCAACTTCTCACCCGTATTGGTCTGATGAAGATCCTGAACGATGCAGCGAAGCAGTATTCAGAGGAGCAGGACGGCTATGCAAACGGTAAGGAATAATCCTTTCTTGTGGGTCGCGACCGACAACACAAGGGCCGAGGACGGTAGTCCGCGGAAGCCGATCCGCCTGTTCTCTTTCTTCACAGACGGGCGCAACGGGTATCTTTACGTCCCCTTCAAAGACATCGAAGATATGGGGCTGTCACCGTACTCTTTCACGGTGATGAGTCGCATCGATGCAAGGGGTATGTATCTTGAGGAAGAGATGGACGCCCAGATCTTTACAGAGATTTATGAACAAAAGGGAGGTTTCCGTGTGGTCCTCAACGAGATTCACGAAGAACCTTCTGCGCTCCGTCAAAAACAAAACAACAAGATTAGTATCGCTCAAAAGTTCTGGGAAGAAAGACAAACGCATCACCGACTCAGAACTGTACGTTGACCATGAAGTTCCATGGATGTTCCTAAAGAAAGGGGACCAAGATGATCGCTGAAAAGGCAACGATTATTGATCACCTCGTTGACGCAGCCGAGTATGCGCTCGAAGTACTAGAGAATTACTCGGACGTGGATGACGGAGACGATGGCATACCGACTCCGAACAAGGCGATGATCGCCATGATGGACTTGAACGCGGCGCTTGAGGTGTTCCGCCTCCGCCGCAAGGAACGCAACGAGGACGTGATCCTATGAACAAGTGGAACTATCGCTTGATGCGACACATTGACGCGTTTGGCCGGGAGTATTTCGCTATTCACGAGGCCTATTACAACGATGTCGGGGAGGTCACGGCGTGGACGGACGATGCCGCCAGCCCCATGGGCCAGACGATGGACGAGGTCCGGGACGATCTGGAGAAGATGCTCCGGGCTCTCGACTATCCAGTCGTTGAGGTAAAGCACGAAGCAGTCCAAGATGGGTGCGGCAATGACTAAGCAGGAACCCACCCCCATGTCCGACGATGATGACTTCGACTACCTCGACGAGCCGACCAAATGTAAAGAAGCCCAGTACGCCGACGCCCTTGTCGATCTCTCAAGGGCCGTGGACCAATCTCGGAACGACGAGGCTCGCGCTGTCCTGATCAAGGCCATGACAGACTTGGGTCTTAAACTGAGCTCCCCTCGTGGAGAGCTAAAGGCAATCAAGAAATAGGAATATCACTATGATCAGTAGGCCGTGGACGGAGGAAGAAAGAGCCGTCCTGATGGAGCTCGTCCGCGCGGGCGCCACCGCATCCCAGGTGGCAAAGAAACTTCAGCGCAGCAAGAACTCCGTCTTGGGCTTTTCCAACCGACAGTTTGGAGGGTACCGCGTGGTTAAGCCCGTTGAACTCAAGCCGCTACATGTACCACAAACGGTACAGAAGCCGCGCAAGGATGGCCTGTCTCCGACCGGCCGTTCGACGAAGACCCTGCCGAAGGACGTGGTCGAGGCCCTGATCCCAGAAGCCGCGCCGCTGCCGGACGTGAAGCCCAAGCGGATGATGAAGATAGGGCGGTTCGAGTGCCGCTATATCGTTTCCAATATACCGAAAGATCCGAATCCCCTGATGTGCAGCGCCCCGGTAAAGGGAACAGGAAGCTGGTGCGCTCACCACCACCGCATGGTGTTCAACCCCGTACCTCCAAAGAAGAGGCCGTCATGACCGACGAAGACATCAAGGAACGCATGCGTGACTGGGCGGACAACTTCGACACGGAAGACGAGTTCATTGCGGAGATCCCGTCCACCCTTCAGGGGGTGCTGGATATCCTGCTTGAGACGGCAAGCGAGAAGGAGTTCCTGACGCCGGCCGTGTTCAGACAGATCGTGATGTTCCTGTCCTACACCAACTGCAACCTCGCCTCAGAAGTGCTGGGTCTCAACAAGGAGGAGTACCTCCGCATGTGCGAGATCAGCTACGACGCCTTCATCAACCTGACCGCAACGCATGACACGAGTGATAGGAGAGATCACTAATGACCCGCACAGACGTAGAGGTAGAAGACCTCATCAAGGACCTGCGCGACCGGATCCAATTCTATGAGCCGATCTACAAGCGGAAGCTGAACCGTCTCAACGAGGAGGCCTTGATCCGCCGGGCGTACACCGTGCTGACCAGCATTGAGATGACCTCCCGTGAGTACGAGCTGGAGATCCGGGACTACGAACGCCGCTGCGAGCGGCTAGAGGACGAAGTAGAAAACCTTCGTTGGAAGATTGAGGAGAAGGCCAGTGTCTGAGATCGACAAGATCCTTGAGGACCGTGGTTCAAGGTACGGGGACTTTGGAGTGCAGGCGCAGACAGCACAGGCCATCCGTGAGGCGTTCCAAAGATCCCAGAACTGGGAGTTCCTGCCGCCCTACATGCGCGAGGGGCTAGACTTGGTGGCGACCAAGATCTCCCGCATGCTGTGCGGTGATCCGATGTACATGGACAACGTGGTCGATATCCTCGGCTACATGACGCTGGTCAAGACCGAGATGGAGAAAGAGCATGCGCGGATTGAGGCGTTTGCTAAACGTGCTGGGGTTAAAGACCAGATGCCGTGGGAAGAGCCGAGTGTCTACAAAGCTAATGATGTCCCGCGTGGTAATCCTCTCGGATGGAAAGGTCCTTACTATAATCCACAATCCGATTGACAATCCGACCGCACGTTGACAATGTCTCGGAGAAAGTGAGACCACCATGCAAGATAAGATCGACGAGATTTCGACCGACCTAGAGATCACCAAGACATTGGCATCTCATCTCTACCAGTTGATCACCAACGACTACGCGCAGCTTCCGCGTATGGAAGTGTATCGGTTGCGTCGTGCGCTGAACAACGACAACTGCACCATCATCTCTGCATATGGCCGGGGGTATTTCCTTCTCCCCGACCACCGCAGATTCTACCAGAAGATGTTTAAGATTTCTTGAACGCCTCTTCGACCGAGGCTTTTGCCTCGCCCCACGACGGACCGATCTCAGCATCGACCACCGACGGGATCTCCAGCTCCACGCAATTCTCCATGATCTCCATCACACGACGGGCCTCTGCCTCATCCTTCACGGACACGGCAAGCTCGTCGTGGATCTGGATCATTGGCGTCAGGCCGGCGGCATGCAGCTCGACCATCGCCTTCTTGGTCTGGTCCGCAGCCGATCCTTGGATCAGTTTGTTCAGCGCCTTGTAGGTGAACGCCCGCTTCAGTGGGTGGCCGTACTCGCGCAGTGCATCCTCGAACGGCATCGCCTTGTGAACCCCGAACGACTTGGGCTCCCACTTATCGAAGCGTCCTTTGCGACCGAGCAGTGTGCGGATGTGGCCGTTCTTGTCCGCCCGCTCCGTCACGTAGTGGCTGAGTTCGCGCACGAAGGGGACAGCGTCGTGATACTGACTGAACAGTTCCTTGCCAGACGCCAGATCAAGACCGAGCTGCTCGCTCAGTTTGTTGACGCCCATGCCATAGAAGAGGCCGAGGTTGATTGTCTTCGCCTGCTTACGCGACACGCCCACGATGTCGGCCGCGAGCTGGTGGAAGTCCGACCGTGGATCCTCCCGGTACCGCTCGACGAATGTGTCAGCGCCGTTCATGGCATACCGACCGCCCTTCTCACGCGCATGCTTGTGAACCAGGTAAGCATAGTGAACCACGATGCGCGGCTCCTGCGACGAATAGTCGAAGCTGCCCCACTGCTCGCCCTCTTCCGGGAGGAACAAGCCGCGGATCAAAGGCGAGATGAAATCGTCACGCGCAGGAAGCTGCTGCAGGTTGGGGTTCGAATAGCTGAACCGCCCCGTCACCGTGCCGCCGTCATCACTGCGCAGCGGGTGGATGTCCGCGTGGATCCGACCGTTGTGTGCATGACGGGTGATCGAATCAATGAACGTGGTCCGTGCTTTGTTAAGCTCTCTCGCCCGGACGATCTGCTTGGGCAGCTCATGCTGGTGGTTGGCGAGGAAGTTCTTGGTGAAGGACGGTTGGCCATGGGCCGTGCGCGGATAGTCAAGACCCGCCGCATCGAAGGCCTTTGCGACAGATGCCGCCGCCCAGATGTTGACCTCGGATCCGTATACCTTCTGCACCGCATGCAGGATCTGATCCTCTTCCTTCTGCAGGAAGGATTTGACCCGGTCTGCCTTCTCAAGATCGACCCGCACACCCTTGGTCCGCATGTCCAGGATCACCGGAAACACGCTGCTTTCCAAGTCAAAGACCGTGGTTAGCTGGTCTTCGTGGATGATCCCCCGCAGGTGGTGCCACAGACGTAGAGTCAATGATGCATCCTGCTCGGCGTAGGCCCCGACGAAATGCGCCGGCAGCTTGTACATCTCCGACTTTGGATCAAGGCCCATGCTCTTCGCGGCCTCGGTCAGGGTGCGCTCGCTCTTCGTCTCCTTGAGATAGTCGCGGCCGAGTGCGTTCAACGCGTAGCTGAAACGGTTCTCGTCGATCAGCGGCGCGGCAATCATCGTATCTACGATCTTGCCTTTGACTTCGATGCCTTCGCAGCGCAGCCAACCGACGTCGTACATCGCATTGTGAAACACATAGGTCGTGTCCTCTTGCGAGCACACGTCTTTGACCCAGCGCAGGGTTGCCTTCACGTCGAAGTTCGCACCATTCTCGTGACGAATCGGGAAGTACCAAGACTTACCGGGGATCGCGACAGCAACCCCGATGATGTGACCTTCCTTGGTGGCCCAGCCGCTACCCTTCGTCTTCAGGTGCGGGTCGTAGGTTTCCAAGTCGATTGCTATCTCCGGCGCTCCCGTCAGATCCGGGTACTCGTCCGGCATCACCCACTCTGTCTCGTGTTCGTACTGAAACGACATCCGCCGTAATCCTCATAGGCTGATTGCAATTACAGGAAGGCCAGCGATTCTTGACCCTCTGCAGCGTGGTAATCTCTTCTTGTTTCCCGCACAGGCAGTATGCGAGAACCTCACGGTGCTTGCTCATGGAATCGGATAACCCTTGCCGCTCATTGGGTGAATAAGATGGAGCTCTTTCTTCGCCCGAGTGAGACCAACGTAAAACACGCGAGCCTCATCGTCCTCAGAATGTACACCCTTTCTTACCGAATTTACAGCCTTTGATGGGTAGTCCGTGAGCATCATGACATTGGTTGCTTCCGCTCCCTTTGCCGTGTGAATGGTTGCGATTCGCAGCCGAGGCTTCTCGTCCATCTTCTCGCCACGTCGAATGCATGCGCGGAAATATGTACGGTCGTTATCTCCGATGGCGCCGAGTGCATCATCCCATGGGGCCGTGGTCAGTAGGCCATGGTCATTGGTCAGATCAGCAAGGCTCAACACCTGATCGCCTTCAACTCCAGGCAACGTCTTGTGGCCACGCTTCACCTGCTCACCAAGTAGCATGTGACGATACACGTGACGGATGTCTGCCGCCGGGAGACGTTCACCTTTGCGCAGCGCTTCCCACATACGGATCGCGGACAACGCTCCGCTGTCTACGTCAGCACTGAGGTTGAACGAATACAGAAGACCGCGCTGCCTAACCTCTTGCTCAATTTGTTTCGCGCCTTTTCTGGTGCGCGCGAGCAATAGCCAATCGCTGTTTTCTAGGTTAACTTCCTCGCTGTGACGGTGCCATTGCACCACCCCCTCTTCATCGCGAGGACGAAACTCTTTCTGCCGGCGATGAC